TGGCCGCCGGGCCACCAGCGAAAGACCCCCCTACCACATAAAACTTTATATGTCAATTATTTTTTATGTTTTTTTGTGATTGTACACCATAGCAGAACGCTTGTTCTTATCACCAGTCTGTCGAAGCGCGCGGCTGCTCGATGCTACCAACTCCATGTCTCATGTCGGCGAGCACGCGACGAGCAATCGCACACCACTGCTGAGGACTCGACGCGCCGCCGACTGACAAGACGCGAGCTTGCACCTGCTTGACCAAAGACACTGGCTTGGTACTGCGCCATGCATTGCAGCAGCGATGGGCAGGCGCGCAGTTGGATATGTCAAGCGGCGAGCCACCAGCGGCAACAGGGACAAGCTCATCAACCACACCTTGGGTGGGTGACATGTGCGGCTGCTGTGGATCTATCGGAAGCCCGCATATCCAGCACGGATAACCGGAGCCAAGCACCCGGGCCCTCAGCCTATCGCGGCGCCATCCGTTGGCACGGCGTGGGTTGACACCCCCCTGGTATCTGCTCATCCCCCGGCCACCACCCATGCATACGAAAAAGGGCGGCACCGCGCACACCCGACGGCACCACCCTCTACTCATACATTTCTAACGACAATAGCAGAATAGCACAAGTGTTCGCGCGTGGCGTGTAGAAATTGTGGAGATACGAGAATAGCTAGCGAAAAGGCCCGCCGCCGAGGATGCTCCCCAGCGACGGGCCAATCCATGACGCCTACCATCCACCGACCATGTGCGCGATACCAACGGTATCCGTGAGCTCCACGGCACGTCGCGCGATGTCGCGCGCGTGGGTCTGCGAGACGTGGCATCGACGCGACACCTCGGCCCACGTCATGCAGCGCAGGTAGCGCGCATCAACCACGTCAGCGGCGGTGGCTCCCATCATCAGCCCGATGCGCACGCACGCGAGCTCAGCGTCCTGCACGATACGGCCCAGCTCCGCAATCTCGGAGGACAGCTCGGCGCATCCATCTACCGTCTCCATCGCCTGCCGACCAACCGGGTCCGAGTGGACACCAACCGAAGAGCGGCCCGCGCCGCTTGCCCAACGCTCGCATCCAAGCTCGGCCATGCGCACCTCGCACTCGGCGATGCGCCCTGCGGCATCACGCACGGCGTCCCACCACTCTTGCGCCGTCAATGGGCACCACCCCAATCCATTAGCGCGGCCACATCCAGCACCACGTGCAAAACGCGAGGAACGCGACCACGGCAACGAACATCACGACGCTAACAACGTCACTCATGCAATCACCTCGCAAACTCCGCCGTCCATGTCGAACAGCGTCAGCGGCTTGCACTGGTCGTAGAAGCGCTCCTGCACGAAGATGCGCTCGGTGCGCTTGTCGGTGCTGTTCGCCGCCATGCTGGTCGTGCGCTCGGTGCGCGCTATCTCGACGCATCCGGCTGGCGCGTCGAACTCGCTCACGAACACGGGGAAGTCCACGCCGCCCAGCCACTGGTCGAACGCATCGAAGTCGAACTCGCCGTAGCGGATGCTGTTGGCCGTGCCGCGATATGGCGGGTCGGCGTAGACCGTCGCGCCCTCGGGGATTTCGACCATTCGGTAGTCGCCTTGCAGCCCTTGCAGCCCTTGCAGCCCTTGCAGCCCTTGCAGCCCTTGCAGCCCTTGCAGCCTACTGACGCGCTCCAGCTGTACGAGTCGCTCCACGCCCTCGCTCTCGGTCAGGCGCTTGGTTGTCACGTCGGTCTCGTCGTCGGCGAGGTATTCGGACAGCGCGTCGATGAATCGGTGGTACCACTGATAGCGCTCCCACGTGCTCGGGCTGCTAATCATCAGCGACGCGGGGCGCTTGACCGCCTCCAGCTCGGGCGACCACAGATACGTGGTGCGATCGTTGCCGAAGCTCATCAGCAGGGCGCTCGCCGTGTCCTCGTCGCGATGCGCGAACCATTCCTCGCGCGACGGGCATGCGGCGTATCCGTCGAACTCGCCGTTTATGGCGGCGTAGAACACCTTCACGCTGTCCGTTATGTCGTTCGTGATGATGTGCTCCCACTTACCCGAGAGGAGCGCACAGTGAGTCACCGCGCACCCCCCCCCCCCCCCCCGAACAAATCGACCAGGGTGTGCGACGGCGGCAGCACGTCCACCACCCATTCGGCGATTCGGCTCTTGCTGCCCTGCCATGGCAGACCGTACCTAGCCATTCCTCATGTCCTCCCTTATCACCTTGTTCACCACGCGCCTCGGCACGCCCAGCCGCCTCGCGATGTGGCTGCTCGGCACCCCGCTCGCGTGGAGCCGAACTTGCACCCGCACTGCGGGCAGAACACGCTGTTAGTCATCGTCGCTCACCACCCTGCTCCCGCACTGCGAGCAGTACCTCATGCCATGTGCCCACGCCGTCGAAGGGTAGAGCGGCGCGTGGCACACGGAGCACGCGCTGCCGATGGGCCTGCCGCTCCATTCGCCAGTGGTCACTACGTGGCACGTGGGGTCTATCAAGTCTGCCACGCGCTTGCTCACGTCCGTCCACGCCCAATCGCTATCGAGGTCGATGCCAAGCGCTTCCACGAACGCCATGATCCCGTGAGCCTTGCGCAACCTTGCCGCAATCTCTATTCGCTCATCGCTGGTCATCGTCTCTCTTCCTTCCTATCGAGCAAAAGGCCATGCACTCCGCGCTGTCCTTAGCCGGGCAGTCATGCGTGCCCTGATATGCACAGTCAAAGCACGGCACGACGCGAACGAAACCAAGTGCATGTGCTACATCGCTGAACTCAGGGCTCGGCTCTGCCGTCACGCCGATTTTCACCGACACGCTTCCTATCTCGTGGTTCTCGAAGCTATTCATCGTCGCTCACCACCCTACAGCCGCAGTTGGGGCAGTACTCATGCGGTTGGTCATAGTCTGATGGGTCTATGAGTTCGGCGAGGTGTTCGAATAGTGCGTCAGCACGAACAACTCCGTCAAATCCCAAGTAGTGCGCTATGTCTTGGAACGCGGCTGGTACATCTCCCAAGTCAATGGTCCACTCGTTGTCGTACTTTTCGCAAAGGTTGCGAAAGCCTGCCGCTTCGTCGTACAGCATTGCCGCCACATGTAGGCGCTCTTCGCTAGTCGGTGCTGTCATCGCTAGTCCTCCTCTCGGCCTTGGAGCAGAAGTCATCCTTGTCCCAGATTCCGCTGTGCATCCTGCACGTGACGCGCCCCGGCATGTATCCATGCTCGTCGTGGTGTGCGCAATCCTTGCAGCGGACAAGCTCACCAACGTACTCTGGCATGGCCGTGCTCAGCACGCGCATGCGCCATATGCTCTCGTCGCTACTCACTTGCGTACCTCCAATGCAATCGCTATCGCCGCTGCGAAAAGTCCAGACGCGCACGAGAAGCACGCGACCACTTCGCCGAACGCTGCTCGCATCCCGAAAAACATAAGGAGAAAGCCAAAGATTGCGGCCATGATTGCGAGCGCAACCATGGCGTCGCGCTCGTCGCTCATCGCTCGTCATCCTTCGCTGCCAGCTTGCGCAGCTCGTCCAGCATGCGGCGCAGCTCGTCGGTCGCGGTCATGCGAACCTCTCTTTCAACAGATACTCTTCCCAGCAAACGTCCAGGCATTTGGTCGAGCACTCGCGCTCACAAGTCTCGTCGGCATCAAGCTCGTAATGGTCACGGGGGCATGTGCCGTATGCCTCGGCGATAATCTCGCACGCCTTGTCGAGCGCGTCGCGGTAGTCGATGTACAGCGCCTCAAAGTAGCCGTGTGGCACTTCGGTCGCACTAGTCATGGTCGGCCCTCCTGTTCCATGCGGCGATGGCCTTTTCGATGGTGGCTCGTTCCTCGTCGGGGCTGAATCGCTCGCAGGCATGAGGCAGGTCATCGAACGTCTCAATATCGTCCTCGATGGGAAGGTGCCACTCGCCCCAGACGTAAGGAGTCTCTGCCTTGCACTTGCCGCAGAAAAACCTGATGCCGAAACGGTAGTCGTAGCAGTGCTCCTCGCGGAAGTCTTGACCGACGTAGCCAAGGCTGACGGGGTTGAACTGGTCATAGCCGCGCATGTATGTGAAGCCAGTTACAGACTCCCTCATCTGTGTCTTCTTGCGCATGTGGACGCCACTCCACCCGCAGAACGGGCACGGCAGCAGCTCGTCGCTAATCTTTGCCATTTTCGACCGCCTTCCTGACCATCATCCTCTTGGCCATGTGCCAGCATTCACGCGCCTTGCGTAGGTCGGTGTCCTCGTCATCCTTGCGCCCCGCACGATCTAAGTACTTCAATGCGGAGCCTACAGCGAAGTACACGGCCATCTTGGGCGATACGCGATACATCGCTTCGATGCACTCCATGCCGTCGCTCTGGTAGTGCGATGGGTGGCAAACGTCGCTACTCTTCGTCATCGTTTGCGACCTTCTCTCCAATGACTCTCATATACGTGACGCTATCTAGGTTCACGGCGATACGGAAGCCATCGTTATCGTAAAGTTGGAGGAACCCCACGTTTCCAGACATGCGCGGGAACTCTTTAGTAACGTCTCCACTTACATAAACACCGCTTCCGTCAACGAAGCGAATCAATGTTTTAGGCAACTTAACTCGCCTATACGCACGCCGCACCTCCGCGTTATCGCTTTTGTCCATAAGCAATCCTCCATTCATCCATGCCAGCGGCGGTGGTAGCCACTGGTCTATCCGATATTTGCTAATGATTTATGCGCTTGCAAACCGCCACGCCGAAGCACGCGGCCACGACGGCTCGCCCGACCACGCGCGGTGGGTGGGCTTCTGCCGTCCACTTATGTGCGCTACTCGCGCCGCTTCGCGTATGCCCGTCAGACGAACCACAACGGCCAAATTCGGCCGTTTCGACCACAAGCGCGAGTAAGCGCCCACATCGCTAATTTCAACGCCTTAAATCGCCTTAGAATTGCTCGTTTACTCCGCTCCGTAGCGTCCGCGCGCCTCGTTCTGGCGCGTGACGGCCTGCATTGCCGCCATGACCTGCGGCCCCGTCGCTCCCATGCGCCACATGAGGTTGCACGCCGCCTGAATCACGTCGCAGCACTCGTACAGCACGTGGTTTAGCGCCGCCGAAAGCCCATCGGATTCGAGCGTTTCTAGCTCGTAGTAGTCTTGCCACGCGGCAAAGGCTTCTGCGGCTTCTTCCAGCGGTTTTACGGCAGACTCCTTCGCTGTGCCCATCTCGAAAGGCTCGACCATCAGCAGGTACGTCGGTCGCTTAGGTCGCGGCTCGTCCACCTCAACGCGCACATTGCGCACACCATCCAGCTCGGTGTGGGCGTGCTCAGGCGGCACCCACGCCGTGAATTCGGGCATGCCCACGGCGTCTCCGTCACACATCGCGATCGGCACGACCTCAGCCACGACGCGGGCGGCTCGTGCGTTGTCCACCCATCGCCTGCCGCAGCTCTCCACGACGTGTCCATCGACCACGTAGTAGGCCATCGCTGGTCCTCCTGTCTCAACCATCGCGCGCCACACATAACTTGTTACTGCGTTGTCGCGGTTGCCGCCGCTCGCGCGCGATATATATCCTCTCTATATTTTTCGGCTCCCTTATAGGTCAGGGATTGTGGAAATCGCCGTCAACCCGTCAACCTTTTCGCGTTTGCGCAGGTAGATACATGCGTTTTCGGTTGACGGGCGGTTGACAGGTTGACGGGCTAAATGAACGTTTTGAAAAGTTTCGCTAAGACTTGACGAGCCGATACCCGCGAATGACCCTCCCGTCGCGCTTGAATTTCGTGCATTCGAGGATTCCGGCGTCAACCCGACAACCTGCTTTTTGCATAAAGAATTCAATTAACGACTTACTGAATTCGCTACGGTTGCGGACGTATCTCTCGCCAGCCTCTTCGGCCCAGTCGGTGTAGGCCTTGTATGCCTCCGCCACCGAGCGGCCATCGAGCCACTGCGGCTCCACGCACTCGTCCGTCACCCAGCGCGCGACTGAGCTGTTATCTATGCGCACGGCGTCCAGCTCGTCACGCATGTCGGGTATGTCGGTGAACCTCCCGCGCTCTATAAGGTCTGGCAGTGCCATCAGGCCAAGAAGTGCTCCACGCTCCAACACGCCGCGTTCGGACAGCTTCTTTTCCATGTTAGGGTCGTAGGCTATATCGCCCGGACGGAACTCAGCGCGGAAAGGCGTGAAGTCAAGCCTTCGCATAATTCCGTCCGTCGTATCCGATAGGCGCGGGATGGTGTTCATCGAGAACACCTGTAGCGCGGATGGGCGGAATTCAAAGCCGTCTGTTCCTTTCACGTCTGCGTAGATCGAATCGCCCGTCACCATCTTCTTAAAGGTGGATAGCTGGTCTCCTTGCAGGAAGCCGTCTGGTATGTCATCGCCCAAGTTAGCGAGTTTGCCCACCACCATACCCTTGTTGAAACGGTTGCCGAAGTCATCTATGGACAACGACGTGACGTTCTCGCTGCCGACTATCGCGGCAAGCCAGTTTATGAACGTCGATTTTCCGTTTGCTGCCTTGCCCGCACCACCACGTGCGCGGCCTATGAGCATCGGGGCCTGAGACACTATCCGCGATGAGCACATGGCCGCGCCGATTATCTCGCACAGGTGCGTCTTCACGGCACCGTCACCAGCGGATATCGACTCCAAGAATGCGTCCGCAAGTCCGATTGGCGCGTCCATGTCCAATGCAATTGGCAGCGTCCCGATAATGTACATGGACGGCTCTGGCGTCACGTATTCGCCGCTGAGCACGTCGTATGTGCAGTTTGCGAACTGTACGTAGTACCTGCCATCGAAGGCATTGCTGGACGAGACGCGCGGCGCTGAGTCCATGACGAAAGACAACACCTCGTTCTTGTCTTTGATTTTCGCCTTCCTGCACACGGCCACGGTAGCGCGCTTTATCGCCCGTGCGCCGAAGTCCCAGCGCGCGCCAGTCCACACGGCTGGTGCTCCGTCGATGATGCGGGCCATGCGCTTGTCAATGATGTACATGCCAAGCGCCGTCGTGTCGATGCCACCGCGTGGCCCTATGAAGCTTTCGGTGCCGCCACCACTGCTGCTGGATGGAAGGCTGCGCCCCGGTTTGCCCACTTCGCGCTGGTCGGTCTCTGCGTTTCCTCCACGATCGTAGCGGCACGCGCTTCTTACGATGCGCTCAACCTCTGACTGCTCTAGCGGCACGTCGCATCGCGTGATGTTTGCACCAGCAACGTTGGTAAAGATTTCCTCGTCTGAGCGTCCGATAGCGCGGAGGTGCGCGGCAAACTTAAACAGCGTATCGTCGCGCGCGCCCTTCGGTATCTTGTCTGGCAGGCGGAATTTTCCGTTGGGCTTCTTTAGCTCGTCCTGCCCGCCGTTGCGCTGCACGTAGTCAACGAAGTCATAAACCGCTCCGTCCGCTTCCGCGATACCCACGTCGCGTGGGTCGGCCCACCACTCGTACAGCTCGCCAGATGGGTGGATGGATGGCGGCGGTATGACGTATGAGCCATCGGAGCGAATATCCACGCCCAGCTCATGATTGACGCTTGGGTGGATGCCAGTGCGGTCGGTACGGTAGAAGAGGTGCCTGCCGCCGCTGCCGGTGATTGATGTGGCGGTTTCCGGAAGCTCGCCGTTGGCCTTCTCCCACTCGCGCAGAGTGGCCATGCCGTCTTTCTCGTCGGATACGTCGAGGTCGATTACAAGGAGCCCGTGGCTCGGCATGCCGCACACGATGCCTATGTTGCTGGTCGGGAATCTGCGCCAACAATCTGCGGCGTTTTCGGGGTCATCCGTCCAGTCCTTCAGGCCGCTGGTCGTTATTGGTCGTTTTGATCTAGTGCCAAGCGGGAAGACGGCAAAGCCATGGCCTGCGTACCACACAGCGGCCTTGCCAAGCTCCGTCAGCGTGCTCACGTCCACTGGCTGGCTGGTCGATTCGTCCGTGCTCGTGCTCGCGTCATCCATTGTCATATCTCACCCCCAAAAGCTCGCAGATTCGCCGTGCAGACTGCGATGGTCGGCACACCTCGAAGCGGCATCCGTGGTCCTGCTCTAGCCTGCGCATGATTTTCAGTACCGTCTCGCCCTGCATCGGTCGGCTGCGGAATCTCGCGCATCCGCTTGCGTGCGGGTCGCACGATCCATATCGGCGGTTAGCGCAGTTGCGGCACGGTATGGCCGTCCATCCAGCGATTGCGTCAATGGTCGAGTACGGCCCGCCCACCTCGATTAGCACGACAAGACGAAAGCCCGCCGTGTTGGCCCGCTCAATCTCGCGCACGAAACGCGCATGGTCGCGGCCAACATCCATTGCGACCTCAGCGATTGAGCGCTTAGTGTCCACCGATACGTTGGATAGCCCGCTCGCGTCCATGTAGTCACCAAAATCTAGCGTCTTTCGCTGGTAGGTGACGCCGTGCGCGTCCCACCAGCAGTGTTTGTTCTCGTGCTTCTTCGCTTGCTGGCGCGTATCCTCGTAGATGCCGCCCACCCACGCAGCTTGGTGGATGGACGGCTTCGCGTTCGTCATGCGTGCCTATCCGCTAGAACGGGATATCGATGGCGTTGAAGGCATCCTTCTCGCTCTGCGTGGTTGGCACGTGCGCCTTCTTGGCATCGAGGGTCTTGCGCTCGCGCGTCTTCACCAGCCCGTCGCGCACCTTCTGCGCGTCCACTACCTGCGCAACATTGAGCCTGACCCCCGTGTCTCCGTCGTTGCGCTCGTACTCCTCTTCCTGAAGATTGATGCCGACGAGTCGGCCACGGAACATATCGAGTCGGCCCGCGTCCCACGCTGCGAAGGCGTCGAAGCCCGGATTGCTCGACTGGATGGCTTCGAGCCTGCCTTTGAGCATACCGAGCGCGGTGTCCTTGTAGCTCATGAAGATGTGGTGGGCGTATGGGTGTGACTTGCCCCAATCGTCGCTGTAGTATCCCTTGTGCTCGCCCTCGGCAATGTCGTATACGATTTCAACGTACTGCTTGTTCTCGTTGTCGGTCGCTTCCGTGATGACGGCCACGTACGGCCCAGCGGGCAACTTCTCGAATCCCTCGTCACTCGAAGCGGTCACACTCGCCCAGTTAACCTTACGCATTTCGTTCCTCCTGTAAAATCGTTCGTACCTTGCTCTCAAAAAGCCTGTCTCGCCTGTCGAAGCAGTGCGAGTCATCGGCGAAGGCGCACGCCCATGCGTCGAACGTCCTATCCGCCGCCACCGACTCATCGCATCCGTCCTCGACCAGTCTCCTGTAGTGTGCGCAGCACTCGTCCATGCCGCGCTCCATCGCCCTAGTGCTGGGCATCGTCGCTAGGCTGGATGGTCGGCCAGCCCAAGAATTCGCGCAGCCCCGTGTCAAGCGCAAGAAGGTCGTTCGGTATCACATCGTCAGCGAACGCGCCGCATGACTTCGCAGGGCCTTTGTTAGCCACGACGAACTGGTGCTCTCCGCCGTTCAGCTCGCAGAGAATCACGATGTTGAACATCCCGAGCAGATTTACCTTCTCGTTCAGCAGCTTGCCGACCGTGGCGGGCACGACGTTACCCATGGCGTCCGTGTCGGTGTGCATCGTGAGGTACACGATCTTCCCGTCTGGCAGGTCGTTCAGGAACTCTATGAAGCGATAGACGCGCCCCGCGATTTCCTTGTACACCTCGAATTGGTCGCGGTACTTCTCGTCTCCCCAGCTGCCGCGCATGTAGATATCCGTGATGCAGTAGCCGAAATCGTCCACCACCACCGCTGGAAAGTGGTCGGCATAGACGGAGACGATGTGCTCCAACTCGCCGAAGTCCTTCGTGCGCGCGAACTTCTTGCCACCGCGAAACGACAACATGGTTTTGGCGCATTCAATCAGCCCATAGGAGTCATTCGGTAGGTTACGCAATGAGTACGTCTTACCAGACCCGCTCGCGCCCAAAATCAAGACTGGGACCGCCATCACTCGTCACCACCATCGGTGAGCAGTGCGCGTGTGATGGATGGCAGCTCGCGCCCAGCGGCTTCGTAGACCTTTTGCGGGTCAACGCGCACCGTGGTGCTCTTGACGTAGCTTGACCCGGAGCCGCTGGTGTAGTGCGCAATCTCGCATCCGTCTGGCATCTCGCCAGTCTTAGTGAAGTAATACTGCGCGAAGTCGCGCAGCGTTTCGAATGCGTCCATGGTCCCGTACATCACGTAGTCGGCGAACCACTCGCCGTCAATGTCCGCGCACCACTCTTCGAGCTTGTCCACATCCACAAGCTCAAAAACGTCGTGATCAACAAGCGGGTCATCCTTCACAATGGCGCTTATGGTGCCAACCTTCTTCCCGCCGATGCGGATGTCCTGAGATTTGGTGCCATCTTGCTCGTAGCTCTCGCGGAGCTTCGCATCGACGCGCCCACGGAGATTGTGCTTGTCTCCCGTGGACACCGCCTTGGCAATGACCTTGTACAACGCTTGGAGCACGGCTAGCTTCGCCTTGTCATCCATTTCCATCTGCTCGTGGTCTTCCATGTCCTATCTCCTTTCCGTCCATCTCCGAATCCTGTTCAGCGGCACGTGCAGGACGCTCGCCACCACGTCAGGTGGCACGCCGCGTCCGCACATCATCACCGCCGCCGCCCTGCAAATCTCGTCCACCCTTCTCGCTTCCTTCCGAGCTTCGCCGTCGCTGAGCAATTCCGCGCTACTAACCGCACCACTCCGCCTTAGCAAGTCCCGGCTATGCTTCGCCATTTCGGCGCTACGCAATTCCGATGCTCTTCCGTGATTCGCGTTGCCGTTGCGCGGCTGGTCGGTGCCATTCCGCAGCGCTTCACGTCGCGGCAGGGCCCTGCTCATCTCTTGCCACTCTCGGCCATTCCATGCAACGCTCATCCAAAGCACGTCTCTGCCACGCTTCGACTCGCATATCTTTTCCGCTGCTAGTCTCTGCTGTTCCACGGCTGAGCTTTTCTAAGCGATTCCGAAGCGCTTCTCCGCAAGGCTTACGCCGCGCTTATCCACGCTGCCCATTTCTCTTGCGCGTCATAGCTCCTCGATGCCGATGCTGAGTAACGCCTTTCAACGCCGTCGCGTAGGCGCAGCAGTGCGGCTCCGTCGCCTGTCGTATCAATGCCCTTGCTTCTCTATGCGCTTGCTTTTTCGCGCCGCGCTTTTCTGCGCCTATGCACGTCCTTTGGCCGCTAAGCCCACGCAGTGCAGGGCAACCCCAGCAATTCCAAAGCCTTTCTTCGCTCCGCCGCCGCCGTGCATCACCACACTTTTCCGCTGCTGATCGCATCCTACGCGTAGCAGTCTTTGCCGAGCCTTTCCATCGCAGAGCACAGCCTTGCCGCTGCTGAGCGCATCTGTTCCGCTGCATATCGGAGCTTCGCCCTTGCAAGCCAGTGCAGCTCGGAGCTGTTCCATTGCGCGTCTGCTCGATGCACATCGATGCAATTCCTCGGCCATTCGCGTCACTGCCATTCTGCTGCTTAGCGCATCCGTGCTGGGCCAATCCATAGCGCCGCAAAGCAGCGCACTTCTCTTCCACCGCTCCGCTCGTCAAAGCCGTGCCCATCCGTTGCCATTCACTGCCATGCCAATGCCACGCTCTCGCTGCTTAGCAAATCAATAGCGCCGCAAAGCAGCACATTTCTCTTCCGCTGCTAGTCATAACAAGTCCTCGCCTCGCCGTCGCTATGCTGGACGAATCGATTCCAACGCCGCGCGTCGCGGAGCACGTCACTGCCATGCCGCTGCCTATGCGCCGTAGCTCTTCGCGGGCTTCACGATCTCCCACTCGAAGGTGCCCTTGCCGGAGTTGCGCCACTGGCAAAGCCCGCGCAGGCGTCCGTAGCTCAGACACTCCTTCACCATGGGAAGGAGCGTCTTGTCAAGCAGGATGATGCCAAATTCGAGGTGCGACCCAGCGGGTACCGTCTCGCTTGACGCGAGGGCCACGCGCTCGCCCATGGGCGTGGATGCGCGCAGAGGGCGCTCGCACGTGGGGCCGACGTGTGCGGGCGTGCCGTCCTCGGCCAGCCACGGGATGCGGCGCTGGTCGATGAAGATAAGTCCGTCGATGGCCTGCTTGTAGGCACGCACCTTGGCGCATTCGCTTCCGCGCACCTTCTTCATCATCTTGGCCGCGTCCTTGAAGAATCCCTTGAGCTGGTAGTCGTAGAGAAAAGGCACGTCATTGTCATCGCCCACGGTCATGCGAGGGAAGACGGTGCGGCCCTTCTCGTCCACGGCCTGCACGCCGAGCGCCGCGACCTCCTCCTCCGTGCTCTTCGCGTCTGGTGCCTTGCTCGCGATGTAGTCGCGGTGAAGCTCTTTGTTGGCTGAGCTGGTGCCAAGTGCTTCCTCCGTGATCGTGAGACGCACGCGGAGCTTCAATGCCCCGATGCCGTCCTGCTCCGTCTCGTCCTTCTTCGTGGTCTTTGCTGCTGCCATTTCATGTCCTCCATGTCTCTAATGTCTGCTTCTTGCGTCTCGCCGCGCTAGTGTCCGCCCAGCGCCGCGATGCGGTCTGGCCCGTCGCTCAGGCCGACCAGTGCCATGAGCGCGAAGACCAGCGCGAGGAAGATGGCAAAGCCCAAGTAAGGGTGCCTGTCCACCCACGCGTTCACCGCCATGCCCAGCGTTGCCCTGCGCGCATAGTGCCTGTAGTCCGTCATTCCGTTCCCTCCCTAATCCAATCGTCTACCGCCGCCGCTGGTATGCGTATTCCGCGCTCCTGACCGTGTGGTCGGAAGGCCGCGAGCCTGCCAGCGCGAATCTCCTTGTAGATGGTTGAGCGGCAGACTCCCGTGTACTTGACCGTCTCGGCCACCGAATACGTCATGCGCGGCGGGAGCCCAGCGGCCACTGCCATATCGAGCGCCTTTGTCTCCATGTCTCGCCCCTGTCTCTGCAAATCAGCCCCCTGCGTGACGCCGACGCCGTTAACGCGACAAAATCATGTGCGGAAAGGAGGGAGTGTCGGTGCATCAAGCGTAGGAAGTGCGTTTTGACGCCGACGCCACGCGGGAAGCTGACTCGCATATGTGCTGGTATAAGTGCTAAAATGGATGGAAGGCCGCACATCTGTAAGCGGTCCTCCATGTCTTGCCCCGCCAGTCCTGTCCGCTGACGGGGCTTGCTTGTGACTAGGCGGGAAGCCGCATCTGCCGCTGATGCGTGATGCGCCTGAAGAAGAACGTCGCGCCCTTCGGCGTGATCATCGGCGTGAAGCTCGTGAATACCTTGCCGTCGTGGTCGACAAAAGTGTTGTCGTGCAAGTAGAACAGCCCCTGTTCGATGGTCTTCTGCGTGGGCCTGTTGCGGTGGACGCCGCGCTTGCCCATGTATCCGTTGTCGCGGAACCACGTGAACAGCCGATTCTGGCCCATGTGGATGCCAGCTTGCCTGAGCGCCTTGGAGAAGTCCGCGACGCTCATCTTTCCGTCCGAGTCACCCACGGCATCGTAGAATGCGGCCTTTGGCGCAAGCTCGCGTATCGTGTCCTGCTGGGCGGCGATGGTCGAGTCCTTGCGGTCTATGGTCTCCTGCGCGATGAGCAGCGCGCGGGCCATCGTCTCCTGCGGCGTCTCGCCTTCACGCGCGACCATGTATCCTCCCTCGCGGCGGATTGCGGGGAGAACATCGTGGGTGACCCAGCGCTTGAAGCGCTTTGCCCCATCGACCTTTGAGCCGAGTATTGCCGAGTACATGCCGGCTTCGGTAATGACGGTCATCTGCTGCTGTCCGCCAGGGGTCTCCACTAAACGGAGACCCTTCTCGTCATCGTCCAAACGGCGCGTCATGTGCGTCGCGTCTCCGTACCCGAGCGCCTTTGCAATGTCGCTCGCCACGAACCACGGCTCGCCATTGGTATCGCGCATGGCGCGGATGGTTCCGAACTCCGAGTTCTCGAACACTTGCGGTACAATCTCTTCTGACATAGAAGCCTCCAAACTTCCTGTCGTGCCCGCGTGCTGTCGCAGCAGCGCGTGGGCGTTTTTGTATTGCATGACGGTTCTTCCAGTGAGGGCCGACAACTTGCGGATTGCAGACACCGCCAGTTCCCCTGGTTCGTGCCAAATCCGGGTCTGAGGTTTTCAAGGTGCGACCGCGCAAGGCTCCGCCGAGCCATCCGTTCTGGTGGCTTTGCGCTTTGACTTGTTTTTGCGGTGTGGAAAAGGAAACGACGTTCTGCTATGAGCAGGTGAACTCTTTCTTTAGCTCATCAACAGAACATCCGAGAATGCTTGCAAGCGCTTCGGCTTCCGAGAGCTTGAATTCCGTCTCTCCGTTGAGTTTCGAGCGCAGGGTCACGGTGGAGACGCCCAGTCTCTTGGCGATGCTCTCGCGCGTCTCTCCCGTGTGAAGGCAGTAGATTGCCACGCGGTCCTTGAGAAGTTCCAACTTGCTCACCTCCCCTACTCAGGATTCTTCGCGCTGACAACAACCATAATAGCTAAGGATTCTGAGCTGTCAATAGAAAATTTTGTTATTGGGTAAGATTTCTTTGCACGACGAGACGCAAGGAGACGCCATGACATACGGGAGCGCGCTCAGGAGGATTCTAAGGCAGTCTGGGATGACGCAGGCGGAGCTTGCCCGCGCGATAGGCAGGTCCACGTCCTACGTCTCCCAGCTCATGACGGGGAAGGTCCGCGAGCCGTCCATATCCACGGCCTTCGAGATTGCCGACGCCCTGCACACCACGGTGCAGGCGTTCCTCGACCTCATGCACTCGGACGGTGACGGCAATGGCAGGGCGTAGGCGGATGCGCTCCGACTGGGGCAGCGTGCAGGAGATAGACCGTGGCCGCCGCTACCGCCTGCGCTGGTGGCAGGAGACGCCCGAAGGCTACAAGCGTTGCTCGGAGACCGTGCGCGCCACGCGCCGCGACGCCTACGACCGATTGGCCGAGATTCGCCTAGAGCACTCACACGATGCGCCCTGCCCGACCGTGGGCGATGTGTGGTCGCGCTGGTACCGTCCACAGCTGCAAAGGATGGTAGACGGCGGAGAGCGCCGCGCGAGCACGCTCTATATATATGACTCCACGTGGCGCACGTGTGCCGCCCCGCGATGGGCGGACGTGCCATGCGACCAGATACGCCCGCTCGACGTGCAGCAATGGCTGGACGGACTCACCCACAGCGCGGCGGACGGAGCCATGCGCATCCTGCGCCCAGCGCTTGACGTTGCGGTGCGCTATGGCGCGGTTGATACGAATCCGTTCCGCGAGCGCTATCTCATGCCGTCACGATCTACCACCGCGCGACAGGACGACGGCATATGGACGCTCGCGCAGCTGGGCGAGACGTGGGCGCGCATCCACGGCGCGTGGTACGAGTCCGCTTTCCTTCTCGCGGGCTTTGGTGGGCTCCGCGTGGGCGAATCGCTGGGCGTGCGCGTGGATGACGTGACCGACGCGACGCGGGACGGCGTGCCAATGGCCCTCGTGCGCGTGGCGCGGCAAGTGGGCGATTCTGGCGTCTCCGAGACGCTAAAGACCCCGCAGAGCAGGCGCACCGTGCCCGTGGTGGGCCGCGCTGGGTTGTGGCTGCTCGACCATGCGCGTGGTGGTGGCGATGGTGGGTGGATGACTGGCAACGGCGGAGGAGAGCCGTCCGTGCAGAAGACCATGCGCCGCGCGTGGATGCGTGACGGCGGGGAGCACCCTTTCCGCAACCTACGCAACAGCTGGCAGACGTGGATGCGCTGGGAGCTGCGCGTGCCGCCCTACCTCATCGAGCCGATGATGGGCCACGTGGGCCACGACGTGACCTCCATCCACTACGACCGCCCGCTCGCCGAGGAGTACGCGGACGTGATGGCAGAAGCCTACCGCGCCCACCCATTCGACCACACTTGGGATTGGATTGGCTAGAACTTTGACCCATTTTGGGACGCGATGCCTTTAGTCAAGCCATCTACCTGCGAATATACGGAGTGTCCTAAACGAGCAGGTTTTCCGTGACTAGCTCACGTATATCCTACACGTGCTCTGACGTGCGCGTCTTGTCCATGTAGTACGCCACAGTGTGCCCATGTGCGCACACTTGGGACGCGCCTGGGACGCGCCGCACGGCTTATGCATCGCCGCCCATTGTTGGCTGCTGAGCGGCCGCTGGGTCATCCACAGCTAGGCACGAAAAGACCCCCGCAGTGCGCATCGCTGAGAGGCGGCGGGGGTGTACTAGAGACAGCATAACGCAAAAAATGCCCCGCCCACCAGCAAAAAGCTGATGGACGGGGCTGAGTCTGAGTCGCTAAAACTTGCCTGCGTTAATCGCCTGCTGCATCTTCCGTACGGTGTTGCTGGGAGCGCCGAGATAGCCGTCCGCGCTGTATCCGTAGTGCCTTTCAAGTGCGTTGACGGTCTGCTTGCCCATGATGCCGTCTGCAGGGACTCCGAGAGCGCGTTGCATCTTTGTAATGAGCTGCGAGCCCTGCGGGTGGCTCACCCACTGCCAGCCGCCAGTACACGCCTTCAAGATGCCGCGATTCGCAACCTCCTGCGAGGACACTACGCCATCTGCGGGAGTGCCGAAGTGCTTCTGTAGCGCAAGCGTAGTCGCCGCGCCCCAGTACCCATCGACCACGATTCCGCCGCTGGGCTTGCTCGCCTGCTTGGCTGGTGCGGCAGTGACGCCAGCACCCTTATACCGCAAAATGCAGTCCCAGCCGTGACGGTACTGATAGGCGCGGCGCTCGTTAGTCTCGTATCCCGTCTGGTCACCCGCACGTCCGCCGCTCGCCTTGCCACGCTCGTCGATTGATGCCTGCGCGATGATGGCGCTGTGGCCGTGGCCCGAGATGACCATGCACACATGGTGCGTGTCGTTGAGCAGGATGTCTCCCGGCTGAAGGACGCCGAGGTTCGCGGGAAGTCGCAGCCACCCACGGCGCGTGAGGTTGTAGCTCAGGTTGCCCGTGTAGGTCGCGGAGCCAGTATCGAATCCGCCCTGCTTGAGCGCCCAAATCACGAGCGCAGAGCAGTCCGTTTCGCCCCCGTTGCGAATGTCCCAGCGGTTCCCCTGATCATAGCCCACCGACCAAATGCGGCACGCCTTGTCCATGGCCGCAATGGCCGCACTGAGATTAGGCATTTGCACTCTCCTTCTCGTCGCTTTCGTACACATCGTGCTCCACGTGCAGGCACCTAGGACACTGCCAGTCCTGCCGCATGGGGTCGCTTTCCTTCCTGCGCACCTCGACCATGCGCGAGCCACACATGCAGCACGTGCGCGTGGCTGGCAGCGAGCTAGGCCGCGTCATGCGCACCGCTCTCGTCGCTTGGCTTGTCGCTCGCGTCGCTCAGCGTTGCCATAAGGACTCGAAAAAATCGCTTGTCACCAAGCTCTGGGTCAAGCTTCACCGCGTTTTCCATGCAGCTAACGGCTTCGTTGATTGCGAGATACACGATTATCGCGGTGGTCACTGGGGCCGAGAATGGCATGTCGATGCCGCCTAGCATCATACCGTCCAGCACGTCACCAACGGCGATGACGCCCATCTCGCCCGTCTTGTGCCACAGGCCCTCGCGCATCTTCGCGGACTTGACGGTCTTGCCCTTCACCGCCGCCGCGTACCCGAGCAGTATGTCCAGCAGCATGAGGAAGCAGAAGGCCATGAAGGCCACCTGCGCGACCTTGTTGTCCCGAAGAGGCTGCATGAAAACGTCGATAAAGATGGGTGGATGCATGTACTACTCCTTAGTGTTGTTCTTTGCTAGCTAGGACGCCATCACGCCGTCGCTCTGGGATACGGAATGCCTGCCTACGATGCTGCCCAGAGCATCCAGTTGATTCGCATGCCCCAAGAGACGGCGGATGCGAAGCATACGTAGAGCGCGCCTTCCTTCAGCGATACGCTCATGGCGGTCAATGCGTTCGCCTTGGCGTCTCCGTTCATCGCTGTGCAGAAGTCCGTATCAGGATCGAAGTCCCTGCCTATGAGCGCCTTCACGTTGGCATTGGACATGAGCTGCAGGGACGTGGCGGAAGACCCGGCATTCAGCGACTTGGAGCCATGGTAGAACCTGCCATGGGATACGGAATCCCCGAGCGCTGCGAGCGTGGGCAGCTGCGGCAGGAGCCACGTCGCGGTCGGCGTGAGGGCGTCCAGCGAGACGCGGGCGATGGCAACGTCCGCGATGGTCGCGCCGTCCAGCACGGACGAAGGATTATCCAGCGCGGGGTCGGTCGCGGTGGTGGCGGTCGTGCCCTCCTTGACGCCCAGCTTCGCGGACTCAGTGCCCGTGGACGAGTCGTACGTGTAGCGCACGTAAACGAGGTCGTTTCGCTTGCCCGTCTGCGCGCCGCTGCGGATGCTCAACGTGTTGGTGCCGCTCAGGCGCACGTGGCGCCCCTCGACCATCAAATCGCACGGCTGGATGACCAAGGTGTTCGCGTCGCTCATCGTGACGGACGGAACCGCGCCCAGCACGTACGAATCGCTTCCGCAGATGCCCGCGTGCATGGCCCCAGCGTCCGCGCCGCTGACGTGCGCCGCGCCCGAGTGCCCAGTAACAAGCTCGATTGCCATGTGCTATCCCTCCTACTGTGCATCCGTCGTTGTGGTGGTCGGTAGGCCCTGCCCCGCGATGAAGGCCGTTACCTGCTGGTCGTGCAGTGCGAGCAGTTTGTTCCACTGCGCGGCGTGGTCGGTGCAGAGTACGTACTCCCTCGTCTGGCCGTTCTGGTCGAGGTACTGCTTGCGCACGTATCCCGCCGCCGCGTCCGTCCCCGGGGCCGCGTAGCACTTCTGAGCGCAGCCCTTAACATCGCATGCATAGCGATTGAATCCGTCCTGTATTGGCACTATTTGCTCCTTACCGTGGTCGTGTATGTATAGCTGGGCACGCCGTCGCTAAAGCTCAGTACGCGCTTGGAGATGATGGCCGTGGCGCTTATGCCGCTGCGCTCGTCCGTGCCGCCCACCAAATCGCCGAGATTGAGCTGTAGGCCCTTGGATGCGGTGTCGGTGATTTGCTCGTGGTCCTTCCAGATTTCCGCGAACTTTTTGCGTCCGTCCTCTTCGAGCTTCGCCGCGTCCTCAGCCGCCGAATCGTCGTATACATCCGCGAGCTCGTCCAGCCCCTTGAAGGTCTGCGTTTTCGAGACGTTCCCCTTCGCATCGATGTAGAGGTCCACGCGCGTGCGATTTCTGAGATTGCCCTGCCCCAAGCAGACGAGGTGGTTGGTCACGTCCTTTTGCGTGATGCCCAGCTTCGAGACGCCCGCCTGCTGCTCTTCGTCGCTCGTGCGGTCTGCGCGCCTGCCGACCACCATGCGCACCTTCTTGGCCGCGCCGTCCCACGCGAAGGAGACGGAAAGCCCGTGATTTAGCATCATCTGCCAGATGGCCGACCACGCGCCCATGTATCGTCCAGCGTCGCTCTCCGCTTCGTCGCGCGAGCCCGTGAATGTGTGGGTGAAGCTGATGCCCGTGCGCCGCTCGTCCACCACGTAGAGTCCCGTAAGCCCCGTGAGCGCGACCACCTGCGCCACGCAGTCTCGCGCTTCTCCCGAGATGGTGAGGTAGTCGGAGCCACTGGGTGGCCCGATGACGTGGCGCTCTAGGACGCCCGTCCACGTGTCTCCGACGATGCTAAAAAGTTCGTTGTCCGTCTCGCTTTCAAAGCCGCGTACGACGCCGCCCACGTCGCTACCTTCGGCGTAGAGCAGTCCGCCGCGCTCGGGGAGGTCGGTGCCGTACACGTCGATGGAGAAGTCGTTTTCGTCGTTGCCCCACGCGAAGTCTCCGCTGGACGGCATGAGCACGCCCACGTCGTGAAAGCTCGCATCTGTGTACGTCAGCTCGACTTTGCTAGGCACGTCCGTCTCGTAGGTGTAGAGCACGGGGACGTATGGCACCTGATGCGTGTGCTCCGCACTCGCCAGCACCACCGGCGAGCCGTAGGACAGGCATGGCGCCGTGAGCTCGAGCGCCGCGCCTCCCGCGCCCTGGTGGACGAAGAGGAGCGACACGCGCATGCCGGAGGGCATCACCAGTGACCCCTCGACGCGCTGCCACGCCCCAGTCCCCTTGACGCCAACGAAGCTCTGCACGTAGTTGACGTTTCCAGCAGCGTCCACGTAGCCGATGCCATAGGGGAGGCTCACGGACGCGCCATCTGCCGCCCGCAAGGAGAATCCGACGTGGAGCGTCTGGTTCTCGGTAACGGCCTCGGTGCCAGTCGGCCAGTCGACGGCGGCGGTCTTTTCCCACGACGTGCCGTTTGCCGGAATCGACCACACACCGTCCGCGTACGTGGTGCCGTCCGTGGCGGCGCGGCGGTCGCCCTCCGCCAGGAGGTTAGCGCTCATGAGAGCACCAACACCTACTAGCGTCTCGCCCTCGGCGGGTGCCCATGCGGCGGGCTTGGTGCCCTCGACCAGCATGGGACGTGATATCTCTATGGTCCCTTTACCAGATATGTCGCCAGCCCGGACTATGAAGACAGCCCTCGCAAAGTCATCTGGCTTGTCGAAGCTTGGAATCGTAACCGTCACGGAGTGCTTGCCCTTGGCGCAATTTATTCGTACGGTATCAGATAGGCGCCGGTAGCTTCCATCGGTAGTCCAGTAGTTGAATCGCGTTTCGAGCCACAGTCCGTCCGCGCTTGAGTCGTATGTTACGGAGAGCGCATAGGGTGTGCCGAACTTTACTCCATTTGGGTTGAAATCAGCTGGATACCACGACCTACTAAGAAAATGGTTCTTTTCAGAGTCGCTTAGGACATTGAAGCTCACTCAGGCCACACCTCCCAATCTTCGATTCGCATACTGCCACGCTATGCCTCCAGCCTGCACTCTACCGTCTCTCCCGCCGCGCACTTGCACTCAGTGCCCGTGGCGATGAGCGTGCCGCCCTTGTACCAGCGGAGGATGCCGACCCGCGCGATTCCGCTCTCGTCCAGCGGCGTCTTCCCGTCGTACACGGTGGCTGCGCACCCCTGCGTGGTGTCGTATATGTCGATTTTCAGTTCCACGGCAGCGACCCCCTTTCCTCGATGGTCTCCACGTCCACGGCGTACCCCTGCGGCCACGAGACCATGAGGTCACCCGCGGGCATTGTCGCGAAGACGTAGCTTCCCGAACCCTCGACGCCGCGCCTGCGCGAGTCGAACAGGTTCGTGCGCTCGCCATACGCTCCGACCTTGTACACGCTCGAACCCACGGAGCGCCTGCCCATGGGGTCTATGACGATGCGCTCGCCCGCGTCCGCCGCCGCGTCCACGCCGTAGTAGTTGGACGTGGTGGAGCGGCCCGTGGTGGACGTGACCTGAACGTACGGGCTCGTGCATGGGCCGTAGAAGGTCACACGCACGGAGCACGGCACGTCCGCGTGGAAGGACTGCATGGAGCTTCCGCGCGACGTGCCCGCGTAATCGAATTCGTAATCCGTTGGATAGTCAAGGCCCGTGGTGGAGGTCTGCGTGCCCGACTCCGCGACCAGCGTGTGGCGCGTGATGCGACGCCACGTGGGGTCAATGCTAAACAGCGTGAGTTTGCACAGCGCTCCGCCAGCGTCTGTTATCTGCCCCGGAGTTCCGCTCTTCACATTGCACGAGAGCTGCCAGCCATCGACCGATAATGTCCCGTACTTTCCAGCGAGTGCGTCTGCATATGTCGCTCTCGCGAAGTCGTTTGCTTCGGCCTTTGTCTTAAAGCGAGCCGTCACATCGAACTCTGCCGAACCTCGCTTAGTGGTTCCAGTCGTATCGTTAATGTCGAACTCCCACGTCATGAGGTCGCTTCCCCACATGGCACCAGAGCCCAACCCGTACTTTAGAGAGGTGAGGTCAAATGACGTACCGTCTCCCGTCGTATAGGTCACCGAATGTGACACCTGAACCTCCCTACACGATTCTCCTTAGCGCCCTCGCGCTCATCGTCGGCGTGTTGCCGCTGATGATTCCGCCAAGGTTCCTGTCAAGCCACGCGATCACCATCTGAGCGCCTGCCGTGTCATCGCCAGACTGTGCATCAAGTGCTTCTGCCCACGGACGCAGGCCATGCGCGTTGAGTGGCGTGACCGCCTCTGGGCCAGCCTCACCAAAGACTGCTGCCCTGCGGAAGATTCCGCCCTTTGCGTACCAGCTGACGGAAACCTTTGGCACGGAGCCCGTCTGCGGGTCGAACTTCCCGCTGAACGAGAAGTGCGGGAGCTTGCTCACTGTGACGTTCACGTGCGCCGTGTACGTCCTCGCACAGCGCGAAAGGGCCGAGCTGATTCTCGAAGCGGCCGATGCCGCAGCAGACGCCGCGCTCGACAGCGAGCGCTTCATCCTGCCCATAGACGAGTTCGCAGCGCTCGCTGCGCGCAAGAACGCCGACTGCATCCCAGACGCCATGCTCGACGCCGCTGCGCTTGCCATCGCGCCGCCAGCCGCTATCGACGCCGCGCCAGCCGTGACGGCGCTTCCCATCGACGACATGGACGAGGACGCGCTGCTCGCAGCGCTCCCGACCTTGTTTATCGCGGACGCCGCGCCCGCGCCGCTCTTCCCTATCGAGCCGAACGCCGAGCTCATCTGCTTCGCGCCCGTGCCGCCGCTCTTCAGAGACGAGCCAGCGGACTTTATTGCGAGCGAGAACGCCGCAGCAGGTATGGCCGCTGCGCCGAGCGCGACGCCCAGCGCCGCAATCCCTACCGCCGCAATCGCCGCGAATCCGCCCGTGAGCGGCATCGCGATCATGAGCATCATCATTGGCGCGACCAGCATCAACGCACCAGCACCAGCGAGCATGAGCGACATTCCGAGCAGCATCATGGCCGCTCCTGCGACGGCACCGCCCACGCCAAGCATGAGCACGCCCGTGGCCAGCACCATGACGCCTACGCCTGCGAGCGCGGCACCCAGCGCCGCTGCGGCGAGTCCTGCGGCGAGAACGACCAGGCCGATTCCGCCCACCGTCGCGCCTACGCCGAGTATCAGGCAGGACGCTCCTATCGCCGCGATGCCGACTGCCGCAGAGAGCCCGTACGACGCGATGGTCGGCAGCTGCGACGCGAGAATCGCTATTCCGATGCATGCCAGCGCGATTCCCACGCCAACGCCCAGCGCCGCTATCCCGAGTGCGACGAGTCCGACCGCCCCCGCAGTGAGCGTGGGCGCGAGTATCATCATAACGATGAGCACCGCCGTGATTGCAACCACGAGCATACCAAATAGCACCGATGCCCCAGTACCGGCAGTCGAAACGGCAATGACAGATTGCGCCATGAGGGCAAACCCGTTTGCCACGAGCATTATCGCGACGCCAGCCATGAGCAGCGCCGCACCAAACGCCAAGAATCCAGTGACGTTTGCCGTGAGCGTTGGAGCCATGACCATAAGACTTATCACGAGGGCTGCGACCAGACCAGCCATGACGCCGAACATTACCATAGCGGGAGTTCCTGCTGACGCGAGCGCAATCGCTGCCGTTGACATCGTTGCGAATCCGTTCGCGATGAGCCAGATTCCAGCGCCTATGCCGGCGGCAGCCACGCCGATTCCTATCAGCTTGGCTGCGATGTTCTCGACTGGCGCGCCAGCGCCGTTCGCCGCGCTTCCGGCCCCTCCAAACGCCGCGCCAATCTGACCAATGATGCTAGACACACCGCGCGCGACCTTCAGCGCAACGACTAGCTCGACGACCTCCTTGATGTGGTCGGCGAGGAACGACAGGACGTCTGCGAGCGCACGCGCGACCTTCCCAAGGACGTTGAACAGGGGTGCGAGCTTCTTCAGCTTCTTTGCAAGACCCGTCGCCATCTTTCCAAGGTCTTTACCGCTGTTCGTGGCGTCGGGGACGGGACCGAACCCGTCCATGAATGCGTCACCGAGCGCCGCGAGCGAGCTCGTGAGCGCCGAGACGTCGAAGTTCTTGACGAATCCGCCCACGAAGTCGGTCGCGCCCTTGAACGCGCCGTCAACGACGGACTTTATCCCCTTAATCGCGCCGACTATGTTCGACTGCCCGATGGCCTGCATCATGTTTGCAAGGCCCTTGGTGAAGGCGTTTGAGAGGTTGCTGAGCTGCGTCTGCACGCCGCCCGTGGCACTCTCAGCCTGCGCGGCGAAGGACTGGAAGCCATCCCCGCCCTGCTGGTCGAGTTTCGTTATCTCATCCATCAGGTCGGACATGGTGACCTTGCCCGACTTCAGCGCCTCGTAAAGGCTGGTCGAGTTCGCTTTCGGCCCTAGCATGCTCTTCGCGAGCTGGTCCATCTGCGCGGGAGCCGCAGACACCAGGGACTTCCAATCCTGCATGTCAGGCTTGCCCTTTGAGAGCGCCTGCGTGAACTGAATCATCGCGGCGCTTGCGACCTCACTGCCCTGACCGCCAGCAAGCAGCATGTCATTGAGTCCAAGCGATGCCTTTGTCGCATCGGTAAGGCTCATGCCCATGGACCGACCAGCCGCGTACACGCCCTGTACGGATGCGGTCATGTCATCCAGCCGTGTAGGCAGCGTACTGAGCCTGTCGCTCATCATGGTAATTGCCGAGGTGGCCTCGTCAGAGCCAACGCCAAGCGACGCCATGACCTTCGGGAAGTTGTTGAGCGTGTCAAGACGAGATATCGCGGAGCCCATGGATGAGTTAATTTTGCCGGCTATAGCGCTGACGCCCTTGCTCAGCTGATTGCCGAGAAAGCTTCCAATTGCTATCTTGCCGATGCCCGTCTTTAGCGCCGAGCCGAACTTTGACCCGAATCCTCCGCCGCTGCTCTTTGCCCGCTTGCTCCCGGCAGACTCTTCAAGCGCCTCGGAGATGGCCTTCTTCATGCCGTTCGTACTCGGCATGATGGTTATGTATGCTGTTCCGAGCTCTGCCACTACGCGCCTCCATCCATCTTCGCATCCGGCAGCACGTTCGCGAGTACGGCGTCAACCTCTTCTCGCTCCCGTTCGACCGTCCTTGGCCTGTTCTTTCTCTTCTCGCGGTCGCTGGGGAGTTCCAACGGCTTAGGAGGCTTCGTCCCCTTCTTTGACGCGACGGCCCACAGCACTGAGCGCACGTCGTACTCGACAAGGCGCAGGAGCTGCTCGGAAAGTCCCCAGTCCTCGTCGGGGTTGTACTTTCGCCTGACGCGCGAGCCTTCTGGAAGCTGGGCACAAAGAGCGGCGGCACGAAGAACGTCATACGTTGTCTCCGTACCGCCTGTCATGGCCCAAGCATCAAGCCCGTAGTACTGCTGGAAGTCAGCTTCAAGTTCGTCTGGGTAAGACTCCGCCACGTCCGCGAGGAACGCTAGTTTTTTGCGCTACCCTCTCGCTCAGAGATTGCAGCCATGAGGTCACCCATGGCGTCGATGGTGCCGCCAATCTTGTCGGCAACATCATCGGCACGCCCGCACAGCACGCGATCTATCGCCTCGCAGAGACGGTATGGGTCGTGCTCGCCTGATGCGAGCGCGCGCTGGGTCTTCCAAGAGTGAACCTCGCTAGAGTCATAGGTGACCTTCACACCGTTGTAGTCGAACGTCACTTTCGCCTGAGTCTTGGTAGCCATGAGTTATCGTCTCCTAACTAAGCGGCAGTGGTCTCGGTGGACTGGATGTAGTCCTTGCAGCCAGAGCCGTTCGAGTCGGTCTGGTACGTAAGCTCGACCTCACGACCTGCCGCATCATCCTTGTTAAGGCCCATGTCATCCAGCGACGTGACATTGCAGTCGGGGATGACCTTGCGCCAATGGCGGTCATTCTTCATGACGAGTTCAAGCACGACGGACCAGTGATCGCCAGCGTTGCCCCAGTTGTGGTCAACCGTGATTTCGCCCTTGGAGTCAGTGACGTTCTTTGCTCCGAACATCAGAGAGAGCGCATCCTTGGTAATGGAGATGAGCGTGCAGGTAATCTTTTCCGTATAGCTCGACGCCTCGGACGCGATTACGGTGTCTCCGCGCTCGTCGCTAACGGAGTCGGTGGTGTCGATATCAACGGACTCCTTCCAGCCGTCATCAGACACATAGCCGACATTTACAAACGCGGCGTCAAGGTTGGTAGTGCGGTCGGTCGGGACCGTTGTGCCAACCGGAGCAATGAACATGTACCCGCCCTTAACGCCACGAACGGTGGAAACGTCGGCAGGATTATTAGTGCGAGAAGCCATCTAAACCTCCTATAGGTTAACTGTCATTTCGAGCACGACGCGGTACCTCGCGCCGTTGCCCTGCGCCCATCCATCGCGGCTCATGGTCTCGACGCTGGACGAACTCAGATTTCTGTCAGTGGTAGCCGCCTCGGCGAGTGCGTGCGCCGCATCAATCGCGATGCCCTGCGCTTCCGCATCAGACGCGCCCCAACAAAGCAGGCCAATGCGCGGCCTGTCGAAAAAGGTGTCACACCTTCCACCCTCGCGTTCGACAAGCACAAGACGTTGCGGTCGCTTCTGCGGAATCTCGGTTGACACTGGGACTGAGAGCGACTTAGAGAGGATGCCAACTACGAGCGCAACAGAATCAATCGGCTTGGGCGTTTCGTCCATTGACGCGCCTCCTAGAAGCTGTGTGCGAGCGGGCCAGAACCAGCGCCGCCACGCATCTCGTTCCACCACGCGGCCTCGTTTGTCGTCTTGGCCCTTGCGTGGCACCTAGTTCGGCCAGACCTCACATCTGCTGTGTAGCTCGCGCCGCTAAACGACGCCATACCGTCTGCCGCTGCCGCATAGGTTTGTGCGTAGCCAAGACACATGGACTGGACGGCAGACGAGTTCCTAAGCTCAATGAACCCCGATATGTTCGGGACGAACTTCGTGTCACCCATCTGCCCTCCCCACGTCAACCAGCATGTTCCACGCGGTTGGGGCCATTGACTCAACATCTGGTTCGCCAATTACGTCAAGCGCATCGTCAGCAGACATTCCACGGCCAACGAGCGCAACCCTGCAACATCGCAGGGTCGGCCCGCTGTACGACTTCGGGAACGCTATGCGGTACTCGATCGTTGCACCATCTGGCCGCTGCACGTCCTGTATGTCGGCTGTCGTGGCCGTATGAACCAGACACCCGTTGACCGTGGCCGCAAGCGTCCAGGAACAGGTCTGGTTGCCGTGGCTGTCAACACCAGACTGCGAGCGCTCGTAGATTTCAACCGTCTCGCCAATCATCGGATTCCCCCATATGACGGAATGACGGTTCCGAAGCTCTGCGACATGCCAAGCGAGCGTTTGAGTGCCTTTAAGGTGTCACGATCGAAGTAGGCACTGCCGCTTGGGTTCGCAAACGTCGTTGACGCGGAGAACCCGTTGGCCGACCAGCTTGCCTGCGTCGCTCCGCTCACGTCGGCGTCGATTCCGGCCATGAACTGTGGAGCGAGCGCCTTGCGCACGGAATCGGTAACGAGCATCCGGCACATCGCGTACTGGTCATCGGTGAGCGTCTGGCTAGACGTGATTCCACAGACGGCACGCAGCTTTGCGCTCTGCTGGGCGAGCATGGCGCTAACCCTCTCGTCCGATGAGCTCTGGTCTCCGCTGTCAACGCGGTACTCATCGACCGTTGCATACATCGCGCCAACCATTTGCGCCACCCCCTACTCCGTTGTCTGCTTCTTTCGCGCGGTCTGTGACTTCCTTGCGGCAGTCTTCTTAGGCCTTTGCTCCTTCGTGGAGTAACCAGCGGCGATTAGGGCATCTGCCACGCTGCCAGCAGGAACGTCAACCTCAACGCCCACTGGAGATACAAGCGTCACGCGCATGTCTACGCCGTCACGCCATCGGTGAGAAGCACGTACTCTGCGGCGTCCTTGACCACAAAGGAGACCTCGACCTCGAAGCGGACGGCAAACATGTTCTGCTGCCAGAGGTTGATGGTGCCGCTGGTCGTGGTAAGGGTGGCCTCCTCGGAGACGGACATCTGGATTCCCTCGACGCTGTAGAATCGCGCGTCAGAGAAGTCGCCAGCGATGCCGACAATCGCAGGCTTACCGGAGACGTACACGCCCTTGTTGACGCTCACGTTCGCGCCAAGGATACGGGGGATGCCATCGGAGGACAGCTCATTGAAGAGTGGGTGGCCCGTGTTGTCGATGGAGCCAAGAAGGAGCGTCTTGCCCTTGGGAGCAAGCGCGATGCCATCCATGATGCCGTCAGCGGTGGCGATGGCGTCCTCGGCAGTCACGAGCGCCTTGTACTGGTCGGACTTAAGTGAAACCTTGGTGCAGCCACCCAGCACGTCGAACCCGTCACCGGGGGCAGAGGTGCCAAGGATGGTCTGGTCGAACTTCTTGCCAAGCGCGTAGGGAAGGCGGTTAACGCACTCCGCGTAAAGCGCGTTGGCGTCACGACGGAACTCCATGGAGAACGGCTCGATGACCGCAAGCTTGTGCGGCTTCACGACCTTCTTGCCAAACGTGTGGGTAGCGACGGGCTTTGCCGCAGTCTCATCCACCCACTGCGCCTCGGGCTCTCCGGTGATGGTCTGGATGGTGACTCCGCTTCCGGGGATGGTCGAGTTCTGCGCAAGGGTCATAAATGCGGACTGGTTGAGAGTCTTAGCCCAAATCTCGTTGGAGACCTCCTGCGGGAGTGCGACGCCAGAAGTGCCACGATTGATGTCGATTGCTGTCATTTTTTGATCCAATCTGTCGTTTGTCTACTTGATACTGGAGATGGCCTCTGCGAAGAGGTCAGCGGCTGACTTGCCGCCGCGTCGCGCGGCCCCTCCCTTGTCAGCTGGGGCCGTAGTGTTGGCCTTCTTTGCGTACTCGGCGATTGCCTTCGCGTTGGCGGTCATAGCCTCTTCGTCATCTCCGCTGATGAGGTCGGCGGGGACGCCAGTCTCCTTGCTCACCTTCTGGCGCAGCTCGGAGCGGGCCTTTTCCGCCTTCAGCGCATTCAGCTCGTCAATCGCCTTTGCAGACTCTTCGCGAGCCTTTTCAAGCTCGGTCTTCGATGCCTCTTGGGCCTCGTCGTACGCCTTTGCCTTCTTCGAGAGCTCGTCGTAATCGGCGTACTTCTCGCGCGTCTCACGACGCACCTTGCCCATCAGCTCGTTCACCTCTTCCTGCGTGAACGTCTTTGGCTCCTGCGCCTGCTGGGTGCCGTTCTCGTCGGCCATGTCGGCTCCAATCTCCCCCACGTGGGGGTCGTCGTGAATCCCGCCTTTGGCGGTCGTCCATCCGTGTTTCGCCCACGGCGGCGAGATATGAAAAAGGCCTCCCGTCGGAGGCCTGATTCATTGCTATTGATTGCTGCGCTTTCGCTTTTTCACGTTCTCGAGATGCTTCGAGTGGTCCTGCTCCAGGTACCGCTGGTAGCCCTCGTCGTAGTCGTGCCTGTCGTAGCCCTCTACGATTGGGTCTTTAGACCACGACGGCACGATTGCACATCGGCAGTCATCGTGATAGTGGTTTGGGTCGGTCCCGCCAGCCGAGTACTCGCTCAGGTACACGAACCCTCGTGAAGCGAGCATCTGGCAGAACGGGCATCCCCTCGGATAGCTTCTGGAACCACGCGGAATTCGCGCGAATCGCGGTCTCCTTGGGTCTATGCGCCCATTGGCAAACAGGGTGTTTCCAGCAGCTCGTTTCGTCTCGTAGCCAAGTCTTCGCTGGAGCTGCGATGACATGATCGCAAACCCATCTTCCGCCGTGGCGTCATATGACGCGAAGATTCCGCGAGTCGCAGTCTCCGTGGCTGCTGGTACATGCGCCGAGTCCTCTACGCCCTCGTATCCATCGTCACCAATCTCACCCTCGCGCAGCCCCATATAGAACAGCTTCGCGAGGTACGCCGCAGCGCTTGCAGAACTCCCGCAGAACGCGCGCATGATGGCTGCCACAGAGCTTTCTGCGTTTTGACTGCCATAGTCTATGCGTGAGAGCGCATCCGCCAGCTTGCTCTTGTACGCGACACTCAGCGATTCGAGACCATCGGAGAAGTTATCTATGTACGAGCGCGGTATCTCGCTCACTCGTCAGTCTCCTTTGTCTCGTCGTTGTCTGAGCCCTCTCCGCCTTCGCCAACCACCTGCTTTTCGCTTTGGTCTGCCGTGGTCGGCTGGAATGTGGGCTTTGCCGAGAAAATTGACGATACGATAGCCGCGCTTTCCGCGTCCTGCTTCTCTGCTACAAGGCGGTCTATGGTTGCCTGATCGAGGCCAACCCCCTCGTAGAACACGCGCGTGCCGACGATTGACGAGTCAAGCGCGCCAAGCTTGCTCCATGCGTCTGCGCGGCTCGCCATGGTCGGCATTGATGGGTCTCTGAACGACGCCATGACGCCGTTCTGCCCATCGGTAAGCTGGTCGAGTCTAATCCCGCCCGACACGGCCATCATGAGCCGCGCGACCTGCCAGAGCGAGTCCTTTAGACCATCATTGATGCCTTGCACGTCAAGGATGAGCGGGTCGTTGCTTGCACTGAGCGCGTCAGAGCTGGTGTAGGTGTTGCCCATCACGCCAAGCTGCGCGAGCGGGACGAGTGACGCGCCGGAGAAGCGCTGGGCGTCATTCTCGTATGTCGCGATAAAATTCTGCGCATCTCCCGCTGGGAACTGCCCGAGTGTCGGCGTGTCCCCGTCCTCGTCCTTCGAGAACGCCCAAAGCGAGCCAAGATACGCCCTGAGCTTCTTTGCCTCGTCGGTCACGAGCACTGGCTCGCCCGTCTCATCGTCAACCACTGGCTTCCCGTCCTCGCCAATGAGCGGCTTTGAGAAGAGGTCTGCCGCGATGCCAGTAGCCCAACGCTGCGGAGTAGTGAAGAACTCCGCTCCCACGTCCATACGCAGCACGTCGCGCACGGCCTTGTCTACGATTGACGTGAGCTCAGGCGTAAGCACTGGATGACCAAGCGGCTTGTCGATATCCGCGTCGTTCACGAGAGGCACCATGAGAATTGAGCCAACTGGGTTCATCTCGTCTGACTCAACGTACCAAGCAGATGTTCCATAGTCGCGCTGGAGCACGGTAACTCTGTCAGGCATGTGAACGACGTAGCGGCTCGCCCTGCCATCGCGATCTACGCCAGCAAGCACTATGCCAGCGCCAATACCGTCCGCATCCTTGTCCCAGAGCATGCAGCACTGGTTAGCCGAGAACGCGCGCACTTTTGCTGACGGTTGTCCATCAGAGCCGCGCATGACTGTCATTGCTGAGCATCCATGCGTAAGCATCGAGCGTGTAGCCATGCGCACGAGCTGACGCATACGATTCTGCGTCACCAGCGCGTCAAGTGTCGGGTCTGACTTTCCGCGAAAAACGAAACCGTCAAACAGTGAGCGGTTCACGCGCACGTCAACGGCCTTCTGCGCCCACCCGACCACCTCATCAACGCGCTTTAGGTTTGGCGGTATCGCAATCCCAAAGTCCTTGACGGGGTTCCGCATCTCGTAATATTGCGTAAGCCTCGCGTTCCTCGCGCGGACGGATGCCCACGTGTCGAACAGGTCTCCGACAACCTGCCTGATTTCCGCTGGGATGCCGCTTCCGCCTGGCACATCCATGTTCACGGCGTCATAGCGGTTTGAGCGCTGCGTCACAGCATCACCTGCTTTCTTGCTGGGTTCCTTTTCGTAGTGCGTACAGCCCAGACGGCTAGGGCACACGCCTCTATCGGCTCCGATTTGTGCATTCCGTCGCTGCCAAAACCCCATCCACCGCTGTGGCCTATTGGGCGGACGGTTGCGTTGGTGGCCGAATCGTTAAGCATTTGTTGGCCCGTGTGGCTTGTGGTTCCGTCTTTCATGCCGTTCAACAGCCCTGTTGCGGCGGTAATCACGTCTCCTGCGTTTGGGCGCACCACATATCCGCGCGGACACCCAAGCGCGTCAAGCTGTTCGCAGAGAATGCCCGCCCCATTGAGCCCATCCACAACGACACATGCGGCCTTCCTGCGTCTTGCATACAAGGCTTCTGCAAGCGCCTTCGTTCCACCAGCCGTTGTCCCAAGCTCTACCAGCTCGAATGCAACATCACCTGCGGAGTTCATCTTTGCCCCCGCAAGGGCGTAAGAGCTTCCGTCTGCCGTGAACTTGACGGCAAGCGCCGTCTTCTTCCGATACTTCGTACCAATCGAGCTAATCTGCGTCTTGCTCCACAAGTCGTGAGGTATCGCGGCTTGTGACGTTCGAGACGGAGTCCACCATCCAAGGCGCTCACGCGCAAAGTCTTCGGGAGACATGGAAAGCTCTCCCTCAATGGCCGTCTCTTCAATAAGCGTCCCGAGACTTGGGTTTGTCTCGTACCACCTAGCGCGATCGGATACGTCTCCAATCTCTGAAACGGCCCATTCCATCCACGCGAACGGCGGCTCCGCGTCGCTGTGCGCCTTGTCGTGCATCGTCGTGAACACGGTTCCGGGACACTCAGGGTTTGGCGGCGTGCCAAGGTATATGACCTGCGTATTGTGCTTCGAGCTTGCGGAGATGGTCGGGAGCGATGCGGCCTGCTGCGCCGCCGTGAGCTCCTGCGCCTCGTCGTACACGATCACGTCATAGGAACGACCACGCGCGAGGGAGTTGGTACGCGTCGTGAAGCGGATGTATCCGCCGTTCTCCAAGTAGATTGCCTGTTGCCCGTTGGTCTTGCGCACGGCCTTTAGCATCGCGTGCAGCTCCGTGTTGTCCTCGTCCTCGAAGACGTTGGATAGGTCGCGAAACATCTCGTCGGCTGTGTCTCCGTGCTGACAGGTGTAGAGAATCTTCTCGCCCTCGGCCACGATGCCGTAGAAGCAACGCGAACGGGCGTCCCATGATTTCCCGTTTTGCCGCGAGACTGACATGGCGACTGCGTGGTATGCGTACTTGTCGCGAGCGTCACGCGCAAGAAGCACGTCCAGCACGTGCTGCTGCCATGGCAGCGGGTCTCCGAAGAATGCGCTGGCGAGCTGTGTGCCCATTGGACCATCGGTGGTGGTGGATTCCATCGGGAAGCGCTCGAACGTCGGCGTCTGCCTGGCCTCCATGCACCACCTCCGCTATCGGCTATCCCTGGGCCCGAGCCGCCTTCCTCTGGCGGTCGGATATGACCAGCGAGAGCACAGACGCCTTCTTGGAACCCCCTTGCTCCTTCGCCGGTTCGTCGCAGATGCCAAGCTGCTTGTTTATCGCGCGAATCTCGGCGCTTGCCTGTTTCATGGTCGAGAGCTGCGGCAGCGCCTTGATGTCACCCATGTCGTTCTGGTAGGCGACCTGCACTCCTCCGTTGACACCGATGTCGTCCATGCACTGGTCTATGACCTGGTACCAGCTGACCAGCAGCGCGAGCGTCGGCGCGTCGGCCTGCGAGAAGTCGCGCCCGGCTGTCAGCTCGTCCCACTTTGCGGAGCGGAAGGCGTCATTCTCGATGTTCGTCGGCTTGACGAGCTTGGACATTGGCACCACCTCACAGCGTCACAAAGAGGCCCATCCTTGGTTTTTTAATCTCGGGGGGATAAAAGCCC